AGCTGCTGCACTATCGCTTGAAATCACACGGAACCTTGTTGGCTTCAATGGATTTAATAGCGGTGATAATAACACTTACGGATTTTTGAACGATCCCGGTTTGGGGGCTTATACTCAAGTAACTACTGGAGTGGGCGGGTTTAATTGGTCACAAAAAACTTTCTTAGAAATCTGTAAAGATATCAGAACTGCAATTGTCGCTTTGCGCACTCAATCACAAGATACGATCGATCCCGAAAGCGTAGATTTAACGCTTGCCGTTGCTACTGCATCAGTTGATTGGTTATCTACTACTTCCGAATTCGGAATCTCAGTTCGCCAATGGCTGCAAGAAGCTTACCCAAGGGTTCGCGTAGTAAGTGCTCCACAACTAAACGCTGCTCAAGCAGGAGATAATGTTTTTTATCTTTACGCCGATCAGCTTGCAGATATGAGCACCGATGGCGGTAGAGTTTGGATTCAACCGGTTCCGACCAAGTTCCAAGTTTTAGGCGTGCAGCAACTAGCAAAAGCATACATTGAAGACTTTTCAAATGCGACTGCTGGAGCAATGTGTAAGCGTCCTTTTGCTGTCGTTCGTTATTTCGATATTTAAAGATTCATTTTAATTTGGCTTGAATATGTTAGCTTTATCAATATTTTCAAGCCGGATTAAACTAAGATTTTCGCGCATAAAAAAGGGTAAAAAATTATGAATTACGTTTACAGTACGCAAACATGTGGAATGCATTACGCGGAATATGAAAAAAGTTCTAGTAAAGATATTGCCAAAATAATCAAGAAAGTTCTTATTAAAGGCGGTCACGGCGTAGCAAATAAACATTTTCTTACACCCAAAGGCGTTGTTACAACTGTTAGCGATGAGGATATGGAGTTTCTTTTAAAAAGCGAAGCTTTCAATCGTCACTTAAAAGCCGGCTTTATGAGTTACGATAAAAAAGAAGTATTGCCTGAAATCAAAGCTGCTAATATGAAAGATAAAGACGGCTCAGCACCTTTAACCCCAGCTGATTTTATCGAAAGCGATAACAGCTCTGATTCATCAAAGATATATAGAAAGAAAGGGGCGCAAATGTTATGACCCTTTGCCCCGTCCCTCTCGATCCCTGTCCGCCGATTTTAGAATTTGATTACGCTCAATTCATTTTGATGTTTCCATTTTTTAATAATCCGTTGATATATCCCGAAGCGACTTTGCAGATGTGGTTTTGTATCGCAACAAATTATATTGCTAATAACGGACAATGCGGCCCTTTAAATTGTCAAACTAAGCTATACGCAATTTATTTAATGATGGCTCATTTAATGTATTTGCAGAATTTGATTATAGGTCCGAGTGGCGGAACCGTTCCCTATCTGATGGCTTCCGCGACTATTGATAAAGTGACTGTTTCACTAACAGCCCCTGTTTTATATAATCAATGGCAATGGTGGTTAATGATATCGCCCTATGGTCAGCAACTTTTTGCCTTGCTGCAAACGCTTTCAGTCGGGGGTTTTTACATCGGAGGCAAGCCGGTTCTATCTGGATTTTATGATTCCCCAACTAATTATTTATCAGGCGGTTGTTCAACGGACGTGTGCTAATGGAAATTAAAGAAGTTCACGGGGTAGGTTATGAACGACTAAAAAATATTTTAAAAGATTTACATGGCTATGAAGCTCGAGTCGGCTGGTTTGAAAATTCAAAGTATGAAGATGGCACTCAAGTAGCCATGGTTGCAGCTCAAAACGAGTTCGGCAATGCAAATAAAAGAATTCCTGCTCGTCCTTTTATGCGTCCTACAATTATTGAAAAACAAAACGAATGGGCGGTTTTAGCTGAAAAAGGCGCAAAACAAATTTTACTTGGAAATCAAAATTTAGAGAATGTTTTTAATTTGCTGGGCTTAAAAGCTGTCGGTGATATTAAGCGAACTATATCGAAAATATTTACCCCCCCGCTCGCTGCTGCAACTATAGCTGCGCGATTAGAAAAACGTAAAAATAATACGACTGTTGGCAATTTATTTAAACCTTTGATCGATACGGGTATTATGCTGAATAGTTTAATTAGCGTTGTGGAGCGAACATAATGCCAATCCCCGGTAGTGATTTACTAAACATGGCTTTGACCTTAATTCAACGACAATCTCTCGAATATTTTCAATTTGCTTCTCGATCTTTAAACTCAATTGGTCAAGATGTGACTGTTTATGAGGATGTTGTAACTTTGGTTGGCAGCTGGCAGCCTGTTCCACGGCATTTATACATGCCGTATGGTCTCGACTTACAAAAAGATTACTTCACTTTTTACACGTCTAATAACTTGCTGGATATAACAAGAGATGTTTCCGGCGATCAAATACAATTTCAAACTAAAAGATATCAAGTGCAATCAGCTAATGATTGGTATCAGCTTGATGGATGGAAAGGCGTCTTGTGCGTTTATCTAGGGGTCGATTAAAATGGCTATTTTAACTGATAATCAAATTATCCAAATATTTTTACCCATTATTAATGCGCAACTGATCATCGATGGTTTTACTAACGTATCCGTCAAGCAATCAAATCAACCTACAATGCAGGGCATAAACAAAAACCCCACAATTTATTTTTATAAGTTAGCTAATAAAAGATATGGCTTTTTAGGTAGAAAAGATGTCTGGGATGCTGCGAGCTTGCAAATGGTGCATACAGAATCACAATACATTGAGTCCACATGGACAATGCAATCTTTGGTTTTACAAAGTCCGGCAACTCCCAATCAATACACGGCTTCTGATTTAGCAAATGAAGCTGCGTGGATAATGCAATCTGATAAGACTAGGGATATACTAAACACCAATGGAATTGGTATTTTAAGAGTTACTGATCTATCAAACGCTTATTTTACTGATGATCGAGACAATTTTGAAGCGGCACCCTCTTTTGATTTCACGTTAATTTATTTGAATACAAGGGCATCTGAAAACATTCACTTTGATAAATATAGAACAGAAATTTATCGCACATAGGGGCATAAAATATGGCTATTTCATCGCAACACTATATACAAATAAATTCAACAATAGGTGCTGGCAATGTTGTTAATCAGCGATCATTAGTAGCTCGATGTTTTACAGCTAATACACTAATCGCGCCAAACACTTTTATACAATTTACGAATGCAACTGATGTGGGTGAATATTTTGGCACAAACTCGGAAGAGTATTATAGAGCTATTTTTTATTTTGGCTGGTTAAGTAAATCCACAACTTCCGCGCCGTTTATTCAATTTGCCAGATGGGTTAGTGTTGCAACTCCGCCTAGAATTTTTTCTATTCCTGCATCAAATCCAGCTCAAGCTCAATCGATCGGGGCATGGAATGCAATCACCGCTGGCGCTTTCGGAATAACGATTGGAGCAGAAGCGTACGCTTTAAGTAGCTTGAACTTTTCTACGGATGTTAATTTAACAGAAGTGGCTGCAAGAATTCAAACGGGAATTCAAGCTATTGGTGGGGCAAGCGTTCAATTTACTTCTGCAACTGTTACATATGACGGAAGTAGCGGATTTAATTTTGTGGGAGGGTCGGCTGTTGGTAGTTCTTCAATATCGATACAAGCTGCCTCAGGACAAGATATCTCAGTAATTGGATTACTCGGATGGAGACCCGGCTCTGTATTTACAAATAGCAATTACAATACCAGTACTTTTAAAAATAATGCGATATGGACTGCCGGCTCTTTAATTCAAACGTTAACGGCATCTTTAGACGCTTCACAAAATGAGTCAAACAATTTCGGCTCGTTTTTGTTTTTAAATAATTTAGGCTTAACAATATCTCAAATTATAGAAATTGCAACTTGGAATAATGCTGCTGCTCAAAACGAATTTTATTTATACTCCGTTCCTGTTATTGAAGCTAATATTAGTGCGTGGCATACAGCATTAAACACCTTCGGCGGATTATCTCTAACTTTATCAGCGAGCAATCTTACTTTATCGGGTGCTTTAACTAATGCAAGCGCAACTATCATTGGCTTAAGTGATGCCGAAACACTATTGCAAATCGGAATGCCGGTAACCGGCGCAAGTATTCCAGCGGGTGCGGTTATTGTAAGTATAGTATCCAATAATTCGATTACTATCTCAAAAAATGCAACTGCAACTCTAACTGAAACTTTAACGTTTGCAACCGTACAATTCCCTGAAATGGCTCCAATGATGATTGAGGCAACCACTGATTACTCTTTGCCTAATGCGGTTCAAAATTATATGTTTCAAATTTTTGAAGGATTAAGTCCTTTGGTTTTTGATGAAAGTGACGCCACGGCGTACGATGCTTTAGCTTTGAATTACTACGGTCAAACACAGTCAGCTGGGCAAAAATTTAATTTTTATCAAAGAGGATTGATGCAAGGCGGTGCAACTGATGCGCGAGATCAAAACGTTTATGTCAACGAGATCTGGTTAAAAGATGCAATCACAGCCGCGTTTTTACAATTGCTTCTCAACGTCACCGAATTGCCCGCAAACGCCCAAGGCAAGGCATTATCTCTTTTAACTATTCAAGGCGTTATTAATCAAAGTTTGATCAACGGCGTGATTTCGGTTGGCAAGACTTTAACGGCTGCACAAAAAGCATTTATCACTTTTACCACTAACGATCCGAACGCTTGGTATCAAGTGCAAAACACTGGATACTGGATTAATGCCGAGATTCAAGTAATTCCCGCAAGCGATCCGATTGAATATGAGGTAGTCTATACTCTTATTTATAGTAAAAACGATGTTATACGGTTCGTATCGGGAACTAATATTTTAATTTAATGGAGGCTTTACATGTTTAATATAAGCGGTTTTGGCCTAAGCGTTAACATTTTAGCATCGGTGACATATCCAATCGGCGTTCAGATAACTGAATTCGCTGATGACTCCGATCCGATTGACGTGCCAAGTTTGCAAATTGCAGATACTGCCATGGGTTTGAACGGTGACTTGATCACATGGTCAAAAGCAAATCCGATCACGGTCACTGTAAGTGTCATAGCTGAAAGTGAGGACGATAATACTTTATCTATTTTGCTGTCTGCAAATCGCGTAGGTAGAGGACGTATCAGTTCACGTGATGTTATTACGATGACTGTTGTATATCCCAATGGCAGTTTTGTGACTTTAGTCGGGGGTGTTATCACCGATGGAGTGCCTTTTTCTGCTGCAGAAAGTAGCGGGCGATTAAAAAGCAAAATATATAATTTTAGTTTTGAAAGCTTTGCAGGTATTTAGATTTTAACTTCGAAGATTAATATAGTGTAATTATTTTTTTTTAAGATTTTATTAAGATGAGTAATTGTACTATATGCAATCAAGAATATATAAAAACGACAAATTATAATAGATGTTTAAATTGTCGTAATGCGATTCAAAAAAAATATAGATTAAAAAACTCAGAGAAAATAAAAGCGGGTCAACGTGATCATTATCTCAGAAACAAAGAAAAAGTTAAGGCGCATGTAAAAGAATACGCATTAAAGAACCAATATAAAATTCAACAATATCGTAAAAGTCATTATGAAAAAAACAAAGAACGTATTAAAAATAGTGTTAAGCAGTACGCCTTAAATAATCAAAACAAAGTAAAATCATACAAAAAAAAATATTATTTGAAAAATAAAGATTATATAAAAAATAAAGTAAAAAAATGGAATGCAAGAAATCCCGAAAAAGTTTTTTTACGTTCTTTTTTGTATAAATTAAATAATAGAAAAAAATTAAATGAAGACTCAAGACGCAGATATCAAATAAACAAAGAAAAAACGAGATTCGCTAGAAATGTAAGATGTAGAAATTATTTTGCAAAAAAAAATAATGCAGTAGGCTTTCATGTAAAAGAAGATATTTTAAAAAAATTAAGCAATCAGGCTTCATGTTGTAATGCTTGTAAATGCGACATATCACAATATTTTGAAATCGATCATATTGAGCCAATTTCAAAGGGCGGCTCTAATTGGCCTAGTAATTTACAGTTGCTTTGTTTATCCTGTAATAGATCAAAGGGCAGTAAAACAATGGAAGATTTTTTAAACACAAGAATCAATCGAGGGATTTAGTATTATGTTAGAGCCAAAAGAAACCATTATTGATGGAAAAACCTATATTATATCAAAGTTTCCCGCAATTGATGGTAGAGAAATTATTACTCAGTATCCTTT